TCCCTGCCCTTGAATAAGCTTCAGCAGCTTTTGTTTCGCAAAAGGCGTTAAATAGTTTCCCAAGTAGTACCACCCCTTTATGAGTTCTTCAAAAACGACCCAAGACGGATATGCTTTTTCCCAGCCGCGCCAGTTTTTGATTGTGTTTTCGATTTCGCTCCATGTGTTTACGTTGGCGGCTTTTTCAAACACAAGCCACGAAGGAAAGATTTCTTCCCAAACGGTCCAGCTGGGAGCGATTCCTTCTAACGTGCGCCAGTTCATCGGCTGCGTTTTAAACGCCATAATATAAGTTTGAATATTAATATCGTCGTTAATATACTGGCCGTCAGCAGCCGGGAGGCTTCCGTCCATTTCGAACGTGATTTTTTTAGGCTGGAAAAATAGCGTTTTTGTTTTATCACGGTATGAAATGGTGGAAGCTTCTACCGAATATTCCCATATAGTTCCGCTGTCTTTAGACAAGATACTCTTAGCGGAAACAGAAGTCACCTGAAAATTTCCAAATGTATTAAAATATGGAAGATCTACAGTCAGAAGCTGCCCCGCAGACCAGCCGGGAATTAATGTGGAAAATGAAATCGTAAAGGCTGGCTGCGCGGCGCGTTGCAAAAATGTTTCCGCATTTAAAGCAGCGTCCGAAAAATCTACTATGGTTTCATCTTCGATCAGATATTCAATAATACCGGAGCCGCCTCTTTGGGCTTTGATTTTTTCTCTTAGGTCTCCATCAACCAGCCGCGAGTAGACCTGGATTAAAGGATATCCATTAACCTGGATATACCCGCCGTTTGAAAGATCAAGCCATTCGTAACCGTCTTTCATTTCAATTTCATATCCGCCATAACTCATTAACGCCTGTACCGTGTCGTCGTCATCGTCAATTCCGTTGAATCCAATTTTTACATTAGCCGGCACGGTTGAAGATGTAGCTCCGCTTTGAATTGCATTACTCATAGAGTACAGAGGATATTTGCATCTAACGATTTGAGGCGAGAGCCTTTCAAAGCGAAGTCCGGTTTCCCCGTTACTTTTGATTTGGAATTCCTGATATTGGCCTTTGCTTTGTCCGCCGACCACCCGGACAGCGGAATACATGGTAAAAGAATCGCGGGTGACATTTACGTTATAAACCGCTGAATCGGAATCAAGGCTGATCGGCGCGGTGCTTCGGTTGTAGGTATACCGCATATTGAAGACCTTATCCGGGGTGATTTCCCACCAAGCCCCGCATACATCTGCCATTTGATCTATCACGGAGGAAACGATCTGCCCCCATAAGTAAGCCGGGCTGTTTAAGGTTATTCCAGTAAAATCATCAATTTCCCCGACGGTAATTCCTTCATTTTCCACTCTAACCGGAATAATGCCATAGAACTCGCCGAGAGATGCATCATACCAAGACTGGCCCGGTCTGTTCCCCATTAAAATCTGGGTAACGCTGGCGCCGGACGGAAACGTCATATCGACAAAAACGCTGGCTATATAATCGGAGTTGTTCGTCAAAGTAAGATTATATATTTTGTAAGACAGATCCACGTTGTCCAGGTTTTCTTGTTCAGCTTCCATAACAGTCCCGGCAAAGATTACAATGTCATTCTCAACTAATTGGATATAATCGCAGGCGGCGATATCTTTTGAATCGGCTGGCATATAAATCCGCAGGGTAGATGAAGTTACATGGGCCTCGTTTTCATCAAGCGATCCCCCGGTTTCAACGAGGATATCCGGGCGGGGAATTTTGTTTAAATAAACCGTCATCCTTTGTACCTCTTTGCCATAACGTCATTGTACTGGTGCTTCGTTACATTGTCCGTAATCAGTTTTCCATCTAAATAAAGAGGAGAATTAACTACGATAACAGACGAATTCGCGGCATCTGAATAGTTCCCGTTGGCCAGGGCGAAAAGTTCGGCCTGCTGCTTTTGTGTCAGAACCATTTCCCCGTCCTTTAATAAGGCGGGACCTTCTCCCATTGCGAAATCAACAATACCGCCTGTATGAAAACGGGGCAACGATACATTTGGAATTTCAGGAATCGCCGGAATGCCGATTGCCCCAGTCAATTGGTTGATCCCCCAAATAATACCATTAATGATCGCGATAGCGCCGTTAATAATTCCCTCGACAATAGTCGGAATCAAGTTGAAAATTCCCTTGAACATATCAACGATTCCGTTCCAAGCCTGCTCCCAGTTGCCCGAAAACACACCGGTAATAAAGTCAATCAACCCGCCGAAAACGTCCATAACGCCTTCGATAATCGGCATGATCGCCTCGATAGCGCCGCCTAGTACTTTTGAAAACAGCTGGCCTAAAAACTCTATTACAGGGGAAAGTGCATCAAAAATCGGCATTAATCCTTTGAACAGTTCAGTTAAAGGCGGAAGGAGCTGATCAATTAACGCCATGATGGGTTCAAGCAGCATGTTTATTACGTCGATTAACGGCGGCAAAATAGCGCTCAGGATCTCTGCCAGAGGAGTGATTAAAGCGGCGAATAAATCAATCAAAGGGGGCAGAAGCGTTTCCACCAGCTTCATAATCGGTGGTAATAACGTCGTAAGCAGTTCTATAATCGGCGGCAAAATCTGTTCAATAAATTGGATTAAAATCGGAAGGAGCAGATTAAATAAATCCATCATGGGTGGAAGCAGACTTTCCACTAACGGCATTAACGACGAAACTAATTGGCTTATAAAATCAGTAAGGAGAGGGAGGTTTTCTTCAATAACAGGCAATATTTCTTCGATTATTTGTTGAATAAGAGGAATCAGAGCTTCTCCCAGAGGAAGCAAAAGAGTTTCAACGCTTCTCCCTAGGCTTTCCATCATGGAGCCCAGGTCATCGTATTTTATATCCTTTAATTCTTCCATTGAATCGGAAGTTGCATAAGCCCCGTCTTCAATGTTTGCGAGTTGAGTGACAACCTCCGGGCCTAAGTCCTCCCACATTGTGCCGAACAAAGCCACTCCGGCTTGGCTTTGTGCAAGAGGATCGTCCATATCTGCCAACGCTTGAATAGTTTGGTCGAAAGCTTCTTTGGCTGAATCTCCTCCGGCTGCAAATTTAGCCGCCATTTCATCAGCATTTAATCCGATAGCTGAAAAGCCTTCTTGTGTGGTTGCCGAGCCGTCTACTACACGAATAGACATTTCTTTAATGGCGTCGCCAACCTTGTCCAAATTGAAAGCGCCGGTTTCAGCGCCCTTTTCCATGATTTTGAACATATCATCAGCGTCAAGCCCGACTTTCGCAAACTGGACAGAATATTCGCTAATGCTGTCTAATAGTTCGCCTGAGAAATCCAATCCGTTTTGTGCGCCGGTAGCAATTAACCCCATTGCCTTGTCGCCCTCAATACCGAATTGTGTCATCATTGTGTTCGCCGCTCGAACTGATTCATTTATGTCATAACCAAAGGTATCGCGCAAAGTAAAAGCGGATTCCGTTATGTTTTGCAAAGAAGCTTGGTCTAAATCGCCCATTTGCTGGGTAACCGCAGCCATAGCGTCGGCAACATCTTCAAAAGAATCTCCGTAGTTATTGGTATAAATATCTTTTAAAGTGTTTTCGTAATCCGATAGTTCTGATTCTGCGATTCCAGTAGAAGCAGCGAATTGATTCATTGCCTGATCAAAGCCTACAGCTCCTGTTACTGCTTTTGTGCCTACCGCTAAAGCCGCAGAGCCAATCGCGGCAAAGGCGGCTCCAGCGACCTTCCCGGCTTTGGCTGCTACTCCGCCGATTTTCCCTAATTTGCTGCTGGTGGTTTTTTCCGCGCTGGTTAAATCGCTATCTAGTTTACTGTCGTCTGCCCTAACGCCATATACAACTTCGCCTTCTGCCAATGAAATCACCTCACAAGTGAAAGTCATCGGCACATAATGGCACTACTTGACTTTTCCTATTTTTATTTCAAATTCCTTTTTGCAGTTACGGCCCTTACACTTAATCCAAACGCCCTTGCATTTCGCATCAGGATCAACTTTTAAAGGCATCACATAACCGCAGTACGGACACTTAATTTTATCCACGATCATCACCGTTACGGCCTTTCTGCCAGGGTGTGCAGTGCAACAGCGATTTTTGCAAGCCCATCTTGGAATTGCTTTTTTCTTTCTTCCTCTGACAGATTAAGCTTGTACAGCTGCTTTAGCTTGATTAACTGCCGGCGTTCCTCTGCATTGTATTTTGTTGGTTTGGGGAGGGGGCGGGAACGTATTGAAATGATCTGCATGATCTTGGTATCATCAGACAAACCGTTAAATAACGCCGTAAAGCTCCACCAATGAAGGTTTTTGTCAGCGCCAAGCAGATCGAGATGGTAGCACTGCATAAAGGAAGAATAGACGGCCCATGCGTCTTGATTAAAATCGAAATACTTTTCTCCTCCGGCTTTTTTATCTGACACGTCAATAAATTCCTTGAAGATCAGATTAAAAAGAGCCGCTTTTTTGTCAGGCTTCAGGATTTTCAGAAATAATTTTGATTTTACTAAAAGCCATAAGCAGGCCTCGGCCTTTTCAAAATCTGTCAAAAGCGTGTCGGAGAACACTTGATAGCATTTCAGCACTGTTCGAAAAGAGGTATTTAAACGCACGGGCACAAACTTATATTTGACCCTCTTTTTCAGAGGGGAATACAGTCTCATTTCCACGCTCTCCGCTTAAATGCTTGTTTTCTTTGACGGGCAACCTCCTGAAATTTAGGTACGAGAACGTTTTGAATATACGGGAAAAGATTGTAGGCCATCTGCTGAAAATCATCGGAATAAAATTCAATGATTTTTTTGGCGTTCTCGTCTCCGAATAAAAGGCAGAACACATCAACAACAGCTTTCCCAATATCTTCAACAATCTTTAGGTCTCCGGGGTTACTGTTGGAACACTTTTGCAGATCCACGAACCGAACTTGGAGTTCCCGGTATTTCTTTACCAGCTCGGGACGAATATCAATTTTAATTTTTAGGATCTCACTGGTTCCATCGTTCTTTTGCAGCTCGATTTCATCGGTAAAAAGAGCGTTTTGTCTAAGCGTATACATCAGGCTATCCTCCTTATAAAAAATAGAAGGGGGAGGATAAACCGCCCCCTTGTGTTATTTAGGCCGCCGGCGTGATTGTGGGCTTTCCGTCGAAACGGATTTCCACAGAAATCGCGCTGTCATCGGTACTGGCACCGGACCATTCCTGAATATTGCAGAAGGTGCAGTCACAGGTAATAGTGACCTCTTTGCTTTGAGCATCGGTATACTTCAGCTGGAAAGAAGACTGCCGGTCGGTATCCAGTCCGTATTTCTTACTGAAAATGTAATCCTGAGCCTGATCGCCAACAATGCGCCGCCCGGTGAGCGTAAAAGCCGGGGCCATTCCCGTCACGTGGTTTTTCGCGAATCCATTGTCCGATAAGAAAAAGTATTGCTGAACAACCTCGTTCAAAGCCTCTGCGATATTGTCAAATCCCTCGGCTAGTTCGGCATAAGTCCAGGTGCCGGGCGGATCCGATCCCTGGGATACACCGATAGAAGCGGTCAGGTTGTACATTGTAAGCAAGCCGTAAGCTGCCATATTAATTCCCCCTTAGATAAAATTTGACTTCAAGGCTGGAGCCGTAAAGCCATTGGTTGTTTTCTTCGCGCCCTAAATAGACGGGTGCGGATGTGGTTTCTATATTTGTGATTTGGAAGCGGTCTGCGGAGGGGTAGTCCTTCCGCATATTCAAAAACGTGTGAAGCTTTCCAAGCGTGTCCGCCGCAAGCTCTTGATCTGAATTTTTGCAGTTTAAAACCGCCGACATGGAGACGGCGGCCTTTTTGTCAAGAAAGGTATTTAAGTTCCCGGATCCCCACGCGATGGAAATACCGTTTTCAGGAGGCATAGGCCCTATCACAATTTTTGAATACAGCTCCGTTTGCTCCGCAAGATCAATAACTGCGGTTAAAACATCGTCGTATACGCTCATTTTTTGCTCATTCCCTTCGAAAAGGCGTTCTGCGCTACTTGATCCAGTTCCTTTTTGTAGGTGTTTACACCTTTTTCAACCCATTGGAGGGAGGCATTTTGATTCTTATCCTTTGACGGGGTTCCGGTGTAATACCGCCGTTTCGCGTAAGGAGTGTCCCAAATAGCTAATCCGTCCTGCGGCCTGCTGGCAATCAAGGCGCTGTCCTTTAATGTGCCTTGATCTTCCGGAACAAAAACATTTCCGTATTCAATGACAGATTTTGTAACAGCCGGGATCATCATAGAATTTCCCGCCTTAATTTTTGCCTGAATGGCGGCCATGTTTCGCGTAATTTTAACTGACATTACACCAACCCCAATTCTACGTGATGGACGCGGGTCGCGGGGACATCGGGAACCGGGTCAACCGTCAGCACTTCATATTCGCCGTATTTCTGACCCTGCGAGTTAAATACTTCGCACCGGAGAGGCTTTCCCGCCTTTTGGGAATGTTCCGCCAGAGAATCATAATCCAGGGCGGGCTTTGAAAGCCTGGCGTCAATGAACAGCGTAGAGCGCAGCACGACCTCGGTGTTTTCCTTTGTTTTTTTCACTTCGTTGGTGTTCTGAAGATGCACACGGGAAACCTCATAGTCCTGCCATACGGGCTTTTGCCACGCGTCCATTCCCGTGCAAACCTTAATAATTGCTAAATCCCCCAAAAGGGATTGAGGAATCGGTCTGAGCATACATGCACACCTCTTTCCATCAACGGAGTTTGTTCAAGCAAGGAAAGCGCGAAAGGGCTGACCATCAGAGCGCCGGGCTTTGTGGTTGTACTGGACAATGCGCCGCCCGATACTGAAACCTTTCCCACCGTAAAAGACTGGCCGGTCTGGCCTGTCAGCACGGTTTCCAGCCCGATTTGTGTGAAGTATAGCACTTGTGCCGCGGCAGCCTTTTGAACCAGCGTTTGAAGTATAGACGGGAGGGCGGAGATTCCCCCGCCCTTGACAATTCTATATCGCGTAATACTGTCGATCATATCAGACGCAAGTCCGGCGTACACAGGAAACTCCTCTTCAGAAATCGGGCATGTACCATAAAGGTCAAGATACTGCTGATATGTGATGTACGCCATAAGCCCACCTCTTGATTAAGAGCCTACGACAGCCAGCGCGGAGCCGGTGGCAGTGGCGATATTTCCCTTGGTCGTATTAACCAGCGCAACGGTTACAGTATCGCCGGATTTTGTGGTAAAGCTCGCTCCGTTAGTAACATCGGTCCAGTCTGTAAGTGCCTGACCATAAGTCACGCTTACCGCTCCGTCTGTATTGGTTTTAGCAACATATTTCATGCCGTACGGAGCCGGAGCCAATCCATTGATGATGGTATGAGTACTGTCGGCGCCTGCGGAAGTGGTAATATTCAGGGTGCCTAAAGCCGG